TCAGGTAGCCTGATAGCCAGTCGGAAGCCCTTTTTCGTACTGTAGTTTTCTGATGTAGCAATTCGAAAGTATCAGCCGCTTTACCTCCCAGCCGCCACTGGCCAAATCAGTCGGGCCTATGATCAGCGCGGTGGCGGCGCTTCCTGCAATCGTGGCTGTTGTTTTCACTAACCAAAACCCGTCCGGGGCGCTTGTGACTTCGACGGCATCGAGAGAGAAAGTATCTCCGTTTTGGTATTCAACAACCCCAGTCAACCCATTGACAACAACGTCGATACGAGGAGGATACCCCCCGGCTATGCGTAAGCCTATTAGGCCCCCAAGCGTGGCGGATTTAACTTCTGCTTGAAAAGAAAAGACCTCGCCAATTGGCCCCGGGATAGGAACAGGAAGACTAGAAAATGAGTTCTGCGTGGCAGATGTTCGAGTTAAATACTCACCAGTGATGGCCACGGTATCAACTGAAAATCCAGCCGTATCCGCGTTGGCAGAATTTAGGATAGTATTGCGCACGGCGGGCCGCCCACCAAGTATCCACCTGCTCTGGCCCAAAATCTTCATTACAGGGCCTCACGCGCGATAATGGCCGCTGTCCCACCAAACCGGCGATAACGGACTGTCGTGCCGTTGGCTATTTCCTTGCCGGATAGTTGATCCAGGCGGATACCGTCTTCCGTTGCCGGTGAGGCTTCTGCGGTGATAAGAACAGACCCACCGATACATTGCCAAATTTCATCTTGGGTCAGCGTAACCGACACCCATGTTTCTGATATGCCTGTAATTCGTGCCATGTTATTTCTCCTCTAGTTTCAGCGAGCAATCTAAGCGCTCAAAAGTCAGGTTGGTCTTGTAGTCTTTTCTGAGGTTCCAAGGGGCGTTGGCCGCCCGCCAGTCAATTTCCTCTTGCGAGAAGCTGCGCGGTTCTTCGACATCACAGAACAAAGCTGCCGTGACTATCGGAGGCGGGTCATTTTTTGCGCAGCCAGCGATCAGGAACATCACCAAGATCAGCGTCGGGTATTGCATCAATCGTCGCATCAGAAGTCCTATCCTCTATGATATTGGTTGTTCGTGCCGTGCAGGTGGCCAATTCAGCCGATAACACCGCCTTTTCCGCCCGTAGGGTCGCCACAGACGCCTTTAAGGCCCAGACATAGCCACCAGCCCCCAACAGGGCCACAGCGCCCGCCACAGCGAGATATCTGTTCGGGCCGAACATCACCGATCACCTCGCAGCCAGCGTAGCCACAGAGGGCGATGGGTTCTTGCCCGCTCAATAGGCGTCACAGCCTCTTTATGTGTTGAAGCCCAGACCAGCGCCTGACCTCGAACACGATCAACGCGGGCTTGCCACCCACGACCAAACGTCTTCCAGAGCAACGCGCCAGTTTTGCGGTTTTTGATCCGCCTCATAAATGCCAAACGCTCACGACACAGGACATTGATAATTCGTTGCGGATGATCCAATTCAACCAAGGCTAGGGTGGCAGGACCGATCCGCCCATCTTGTTTTGCGCCGACAACTTTCTGCAAATACTTGGCTGCACGACTAGGTCCAGAGTTTACGGCAAAATCCGCCACAGCGTAGGCAACCCCATTCGGCAGATCATCACCCATTACCGCGTCCCAGTATTGCCGCTTGTAAACGACCGTAGCTTGCTCGACCGTCAAAGCCTTGAGGTCAGCAACTGAACCAGAAGGCTTGATGTAGCGACGAAACGTCGCCAATGTGATGCCCTTATTCGTCGCCCCCCCCGGGTCTTTTGGATTGTTCACATAGCCGCCCTCATGGATAAGTATTGCCGCAATCGCTTGCTTAGAAAAATTACTCATCGCGCATTCTCCAACACAGTTTTTTCTGATTTTTTGAGGTTGCTTTCTGCATAGTGATACGCCCCGAATAGAACGTAAGCCCCCAATGCAAACGCCAAGGCCATCCACCAGCGCTCTTTGATGTGAACATCCCTCATTTCTTCATCAACCTTGCAAAGATGCTGGAAAGAAATTCTCCATCATTTGTTTTCGTGATGATCCAGCGCACGATACTATCGCCGGTGATTGCAAAAACGGCGGCCACTGGGATGCGGTAGTCGGTTGGCGATAGGTCGAACCATTTCAAGACCGGATCGGTTGCGATACTCGCAAGCCAGACCGCAGACAGTGCAGAAGCGATTGAACGGGTCCAGCTATGTCGTTCACTAAATAACGACTTGATCACTGCCCCCAAGAAAACAGTGATCCAGAACTCCGCGTCATTCATTAAGGCTTCAAGTATTTTGGTCATAGGAACGTCACCTGATATTCGCATTCGTTCCCTGTGCGGTTCTCAATCTGGATAACGCCCGTTTGGGCGGAGACCGTTGTGTTGGTATCCGTTCCCGTGGTGCCGGTCAGTGTGGTTGTTCCGACATCCAAGTTGGCACCAAGACCTGCGGGGGTGGTATCAACAGCGTCTAAAGAACCACCGACATCATACCAAAACTCGCCGCTGTGAACCTTCGCTGGGTAGTCAATGCTCGCAACCGTCCTGATATTGTTGATAATCGCCCGACCTGCTGTCCTAGGCGGCGTGATGCTGGCAACGGCGTCGTCCGCAATTGTCACCTCTACACCGCCAACAGCGTTGCCATCTAGCATTAGGGTTTTGCGGACTTCGAACACGTCAGGCCGGTTGATTATCGCGTCTGCCAGCCCCGCGTCACATATCGCAGTCAAGAACTCCATCCGCGCCCAAGTCACGTTCAGGCCCGTTGATGTCAGGTCTTCGATGTCAATAAGCTCGTCGTGGGTCAGCGTCGTGTTGACCAACCGACCCTCGTTTACAATCAATCCAGAGTTGGGTTGTGCGGTTAAATGCTCCCAACTGATAGGCTGTGCGGTCTCGATATAACGATTGTTTAGGAGTTTATTATCACGTCCTTGGATGTGAATGCCCCCCAAAACCTCTTTCGTCAGACCGTACCCTTGGAGGCCGGATGGGGCGCTGTTGTTCACTTCGCATTGCTCGCCAAAAATCCAAACATCGTGGTAGATGCCATTGAATGTGGGATACATAATGGACGTATCAATCCCGTTCCCAAAGCTATCCATGCCCTCAAAGATGCACCGAATACCAATTTCTGCCTGCTGGTCTGCGTCAGGGTGGGATATTGCTATCGCGTGCCCACCGCAAAAGCCGATCCGCATATTGTCGCCGATATGCTCAAAGATATAGAAGGTGTTGGTGCGCGTCAGGTCAGGGTGGATGCCTGGGTCTGAGCGTCTACCGTTGCCTTTACACTCGTAGATGTCACAATTTGAGGTGTCCAAATACGGCGTGAGACCCACCGATAGAACGCCATCACCAGGTTGCTTGTCAATCCGAAGGTCGATCTTGCAGCGATCAGCGCGGCCAGTGGCGGTATCTGCTGGCTCCACCCGAACACCTGGTTGATCAATATCAAACGCCAGCGCATACCGTGCAGCGTCAGAGGTCAGGCGAAACCCGATCAACTCCTGATCGTCATTTGTGAGCAGAAAGCCGCGCCCCGTTCCTGTTAGGATCACCATCGTTGGTGCGTCTACAGACGGGACCAAGTTTGCGCTGTTGCCTTGGCCCTCACCATGTATACCAATACCAGGGGTGGTTAATTCTGGAATAGTAGCGTCGCACAAATAAGCGCCAGGAAGAAGCCGCCCCTTGGTGGCGTTGGTGTTCATCCAGGCAATCATTCCAGTGAAGCCTGTTATCATATCCGTGATCTTGGGCGTCGTGTTCTCTTGGTAATGGTCTGGGGTTGCCCTGCCGCTTGGCACCCAATTTCGCGTGCCAGCGTTGGACGTTGCGCACACGTTCACAGCGCCATCGACACAGTAAAGAAGGTGGCCATTTGAGCTAAAGAACGCAACGATTTTGACCTCTGCCTCAACGGTTGCAGCGATAAGAGCGGCGCGGCTTGTAAAAGGCTGGTTGGCGTATGTTGATGCGATGGTAGCGCTTGCTGCGGCTTGGGCGGCGTAGGCTTGAGCGGCCGCAATGTCACTTGCGTTCGGGCCATTTAGAAATCCACCATATGCCTCATCCCAAATCGGCACAGATTGATCGTTTGGCACATAGGCTTTTGCCGACGATTTGAGGACGCGCAAAGATGTGTCAGCACCCTGGGCCGCGTCCTGAATGCGACGTGTCAGGCGGTCCATCTGGTACTCAAGCCCCTTCTCACGAGATCCGCCAACGCCAACCCAGCCCTGCTCCAAAAAGGTTTGACGCGTGATATACAGATCCAACCCGTCATTGGTTGCCGCATATGTAGCATCCAGCCAAACATCGCCCTTGATTTCCGATGTTAGCGGCACCAAAGAAATGTCAGCGACCGGCACGTCGACCAGTGCACCATCGATGTTGACAACGGCCAGAATGTCGGTCGCAGCTGAATAGGCGTGCGGCACATGGTAAGGACCGATGCCATCGATGGTATATTTGGGGGCTGGAGTAAATGTCTCTGTGGTCATCGGTTGCCTCCAAGTGCGTTTGTCAGGTCGGGGGTGCGTTCGGGTGTGAAATCGCCGCGTGGCCAATAGGTCGCTGTGCCATAGTCGCGCTGCCGGCGACGTTCTTGCCGGCGAAACTGCACTTCGGCCTCGGGATCCAGAAAACTTTGCAGCTGATCTGAAACCATCCGATCGAAAGCCAGCCGCGTATACCAAAGGCTGGACGCGACCGGTGTGTTGCGACGGGTGAAGTTTGCCAGATCACGGCCAAGCAGGGTTTCTTTGCCTTCAAATCCGCGTTTTAGGTTTGAGGCAATCGGCTTAATAACGTCGCTTGCTGCGCCAACAATTGGACCTGCGATCGTTTCTGCAAGACCGCCGCCGGATCGGCTGGTTTCTGCGGCAAAGAAGTCGCCGAAAATGCCTGCACCGCCGCCTTGCATGAATGCAGCCAGCCAGAATTTTTTCTCATCCATCGGACGCGGATCGCGGCCTTTGCTGACTTCCTTCAGCTGAACAGCAACGCCCCCCAGCAACAACAGACCTGCAGAAATGGATGCGGCATATTTGAATTTGTTTTGCGGCGCAGGAATAGCATTGAAACGCCTAATTTGGTTCAGCATTAATGTGCCGGTGAAGGCTTTGTATTTGAAGGCTGATCTACCAAGGATGCCAAGAGGGGAACCAGGGTCAGAGCCACGCAATGCCCACGCCTTCGCTTCCAGGCTCGCCGTGGGCACCGCCAGTTCCAGCTCTTCCTCGATGATCATCTGCAGGCGCAGTGCCAAGCCCTCGGCTTCGGCCTTTGGCATTGGTGTTCTGTTCAACCAATGGATGGGTGACAGGAAGGTTGCACCGCCGTCAGTCCGGAACAAGGCTTGTGGATCGCGCAAATGCTCCCAATCGGCAGATGTGATGCCGCGCGCTGTCAGGATCTCGCGCAAAGGCTCATCGATCTGGTCAAAAGCGCGGCCGGTGTTGTCAGCCAGCAATCCGGAAAATTCCATCCGGAACGCCGTTTTTGCCATATCCGTCCAGTAAGACAGGCCAGAGGCGCGCATTGTGAAGCCAGATAGCCGCTCGGCCAGTTGCGGGGCAATGGTATCGCCGGTCCAGCGGGCGGCCGTGGCCCCCGCATCGGCCAGCGTTTCGGCCACATAGCCCATGCGGGCTGCGGTTTCGCGGGTGGCGCTGCTGGCCATCAATTGAACGTGGCGCGACAGCACATTGCTGGCATTCATACCAACCGCGCGGCTGGCCACCGAGATTGTGGCCATATCCGTGACCGCTGACAGGGCTGCCGATCCCAGCTGGATCGATGTTAAAACCTTGCTGGTGCCAGAAAAGAAGGCTGACCTTGCGGCCCATTCGGTATGGTTCACCGATCCGTCAAAATGTGCCAGCATGGTTTTGGCCATAGCCGCTTTCTTGCCGACACGGCGCTCTAGCTTGGTATCGCCAATGGTGACCGCATGTTTTTTGGCAACTTGTGCGGCATATTCCAGCCCCATTTTTGGATTTGGCCCCAGAACGCGCATCATCGCAATATCGCGCGCCATACCGTGCAAGCCGCCGATCAGGGCCGAAAATGGATCGGATGTGCCGAATTCCTTATTGTAGGACAACCAATTGTCTGCATCCAGAAAATGCAAAACGCGATGTTCGGCGCGCTGATTGTATAGCGCCTTGCCGCCCATCGTCATTGATGGCTCGCGGACATTCCAGCCTTTGGTGGTGATGCCGTCATAAACAATCTTCAAAAATTCTGCTTCTGTGGCCGGATCCGGCCGCTCGCCTTTGGTGGCAACAAACGGTTGGCCTGTTCGCTTGTTCTCGATCCGCGACCAATCCAGCTTTGGGCCAACATTTTCCGACCAGCTGCGAACACCCAGCTTGCGGATCCGCATGGCGTCATGGCTGTGGCTGGCACCAAAGTCGGCCAAAACACCAATGTCGCCGCCGTGGGCATTGAACATCTGACGCAAGCGGGTTTGCTGCTTGCGCACAGCATCGGCCAGCTCAACCGCACGCGGGTTGCCGGTCTCTTGCAAATGCAGCTCGCGCATCACGTCTGTCATCAACGCTTTGTTGCGGCTACTGCCCGTCATTTTAAGGCCAGCCTCGCGCAGGAAATCATTGATGCCACCATCAACCGACACGATTATTGCATCGGCCAATTTCTCGATGCTTTCACCTTTGAAGCCTGATCCCGGGGAATGCTCCAAAAGGTTGCGCACTGCCACTGCTGGATCTTTGGCTGTGACAATCAAATGCTTGATGCGCACCATTGTCTGCAGCTGGTTCAAAACCGTGTGTCTGCGCGACCGAGCGGCCCTTGAAGTTACCTCCTTCAAATGGGCCGCTGCGGTCGCTTCAGCCTGGTGAATTGGCATCGCCTGTGAGTACTGTTCCACCAATTGGCTGAATTCTGATTGGGCCTCTGCCCCGCGTGTTTTATCCAGCTCACCTGCATCCATTGCGCGCTGTAGGCAGTCATGCAAATTGGCCATTATGCAGATCCTTTCATGTTGCAAATATCGATCAACGCATCCAGATCCGCATCGCTGTCCAGATCGTCGAGTATCTCGCGTGTGCTGAAGGTGCTGCCATCGGGTTGCTCAAACTCCAGATCACCGCTGTTGGCGCGAAACTCGTTCAGCTCATTGCGCAGGGCAGTCTGGACATCTTCGCCTGGCGTGCTTATGTTTTGAGTGAAAGGAGTGTTATTTATGGTATTTTCTTCATGGGATGATCGACCAGCGGTATCACTCGGCTTTAACCGAGCGTTTGCAATACTAGAACCTGACGGTGATTGGGTCGCAGTTGACGAGGCCGATGTTACCGAAACCGCGGCCGTGCTATCCGAGGACGATTGGCGCGCGCTGTTTGAAAGTAATTTTGGGCCTTTGGACATTTCCAAATTGCCAAACGAGGCGTCAGACGCATCCATGGCAGCCGAATAAAGCTTGGCTTCCATTTCGAGTATCGCTGTGCGCTCAACTTCATTCTTTGCCACACGGCGTTTTGTGTATAACGCCTGACCGCCCTCTTTTTTGGAACGATATAGCTTCTCTGGCAGGATTTGGACTTCAGCCAAAATGCCGTTTTTGGTGCGAATTAGCAGCTTACGGTCAGTATATCCCGCCTCGGTCAGCTTCCAACCTTCATCGATCAAATCAAATTTCGCAATCAGACCATCAATCACCGCATCGGCATCACTTGCCTTGCGGATTAAAAACGCGCCGCGAACAACATCTGTGATTTGATGGGCCGTTTGGTATTGCTTGCGCACCATTTTCTCGTCGACTGTTTTTCGAACCTTCAAGCCAGGATCTACAAAATCAACGCCAAGGTCGCGCGCTAGAGGCAGTGCCACTCCTGTTAACTCTTTGTGCGAAATATCCGCATGCTGATAAATCTCATCAACAGTATTTGCCGGCTGACCTTTTTTGAACTCGGTCAGATCGGCCAAGGCTTGTTGGTTCAGCCGGCGCACCAGCTGGTTGCCCGCCTCGACATCGCTGCGCAATTGGGCGTCCGCAAGATCCGTCGCCATCTTTGCTTCAGGTGAATTGGCACCCTCGGCATAGGCGCGATCCGGCATCGCTTCCAGATCCATTGCCGGCGCGATTTCATCATGCCGAACAGGAGCAGCCGGCATTTCATCTGGCAGACCGCTAAAGGTTTCTTTATCAAGCGCACGTAGAACTTGAACCGGCCCAGGGCTATCACCAAATAGGCCGCCCTCTGTGCTACCTATTTTGCGTGCCTCGTCTGCGTAACGGGTCAGGAATCTAGCAATCTTGTCTTTCGGAGCTGCCTTGCCGTTGGGGGTAAATTTGCGCACCAGCGCCGCTGTCAGGGGGTGCAGGGCACCCTCTAGCAGGTCGATGTCGCTCAACAGCTCTTTGATCACCTGGGCGGCGGCTGTGCCGTCCCTGCGGGCGATTTGGCGGGCGGTGGCAATCAGGCGCATGGCGTCCAGCATAAACTCGGTGATGTCCAGCTCGGGGCGGATCAAGCCAGCCGCAACATCAGCGCGCATCGCAGCCCATGCTGGTGCCGCCTCTTCCAGCGCATCGACCAAGGCGCGCAGATCTCCGGCCTCGGTTTCGGCGTACCTGGCCAAAATGTCTGGGGCATCATAGGCGCGGGCAAACAGCGCCTGTTTGATCCGCGCAATGCCTTCAGCGTTCAAAGCGCCCTTGGCATCAACCAGGGCGTTGCGTTCCGCTTGTGGCATCGCGGCCAGGGTGCGGGTCACAAATGGCTTGTTGGCTTTGGCGCTCAACGCCTCGCCTGGGACAAACAAGCCAACGGTGTCATTGTCGATCGAGGCCGCATCTGACGCGGCGCGCTCGGTCGCTGACATCCGCGCCACGGCCGATGTGTTGGCGTTGCGAATGAACTGGCGGCGGGCGTCCGGATCCAGATCGGATGTGCGGCGCGCAATCAAAACGGGCGTTTCAACGCCATCCGGAATTTCATAACCGGCATCAACAATTGCCTTGCGGTAAGCTGCAAACCGATCGGGGTGCTGTTGTGCGGCCCGCTCGATGGCCAGATAGCGCCCGTTGCCGCTTTCAACCACGCTGTCGGGCCCAACAATTGGCGCGCCTCGATCAGCTTCTGGCGATGGCATCAAACGGGCTGGATCCAAACGTGCCGCAATTTCAGCAATTTGCTCATCGCTGGCGGCGCGGGATCTGTCGCGCGGCTGCAAATCACCGCTGGCGCGCTGCAGCAAAGAGGCGTCCACAACTTCATATTTAACATCGATGCGGGTGCTGTCGCCGGCTGTGACCGTGCCCGTGGTGGTGTAGCCGCGACTGGTGGAATATCCGGTGTAGTCATTTGCAGAATTTTGAGCTGAAGACATCGGCCCCTGCCATTTGGGCACTGCTCCATCCTGATATTGACGAAATATCAGACCGGCATAGTTCATTCTGTTTGCGTTGTGGGGCGCACCAGGGCGCCAGAAAGCCTGTGAAGCGATCAACGCGGCTGATTTGGCGTCGGGTGCTGCCAGTATCTTCTGGGCGGCCGTGCGCTCGCTCGTTTGCATTTCGTGATGGAAAAACGCAATTTGCGTATCAATGTTTTCCGGATTGGTGCCCTGGGCTTTAGCAAAGGCCAGATAGGTACGCCGGCGCGGGCCGTTCCATTGCCCCATGCCATAAGCATTGCCACCATCCCCAACAGCGCGCGTATTGAGCGACACACCGCTTTCCTGCATAAAGTTGCCAGTCAAGCCGGCCGCTGTGTGTGGCTCATAACCAAGCTCCAACAATTTGCCGAAAACATAGCCTATGCGGTTATTTCTGGGGCTGGCATTGCCGGCGGGCGTGAAATCAAAATCACTGAATTTCAACGGGCCGGTCTTTGGCTCTTGCGCATGCTGGCGCTCAAGCTCGGCGGCGGGCGCTTCGGTATCCGTCATGCGCGCATATTCTTCATCGACCGACAATTCATGATCGACCGGATCGGTGCCGGTCTGTCGGGCGGCGGTGGTGGCTTCCCGCTTTGTCGTCAAATATCGATAGGCGCGAGGCGCGCCTGCGATCAACCCACCAAATGCGCCACCAGCCAAAGCACCCATTGCCAGGCGTGGCAGAATTTTCGGTTCCTCCAACCCCAGCTCGTCAGCAACTGCAAATTCGCGGGGTAAAATGGCCGCCTCGCCCGCCACTCCCAGCGCAAACTCGCCAGCGATCACACGCGCCAGGCTGCCTTGCAACCCCAGCGGGGCCATCGCCACGCTGCTTTGATCGGTTGCAGCGCGCAAAAAAGTGCCCGCTAATCCAGCCGCACCGCCGCCATCGATGGCCAGTACCGCCTCGGCCTCGGTCAGGGCGTCTTGACGTCGACGCAATACCTCAGTGTTGATTTCTTCCTCGGTGGTCGGGATCCCATGCCAACGTGGCCCGCCATTTTCGTCATTGGCGGCCTCGCGCAACAGGATCTTTTCCATTTCAGCGCTTTGATCCTGCACGTCAGGTTGCCGCCAAACATCGCCATAGCCGTCAAAAACACGCTCTTTGGCCTCGGGTGATAGCCGCAGGTAAACTTCTTGGTTCACGTCTGCACGCTGGCGCGCTGTATACCACCATGCATCTGTGCGCACGGTCTCACTTTGCCATGCTGCCGAAAACCGATCAGCTGCAGGCGGGCGCGCGGTGATGGCTGTCACATCTACGTCTTGTTCTTCTGGAAGCTCTGGCAAAATGGTCATTGCGACGCCCCCTGCAAAAGCTGCTTTAAGCTGATCCGGAACACCTTACCTTCGGTGTCATATAAAAACACCTTGCGGCCGCCACGTTCGGCATAAAACACGTAGGTGTCGGATGGTTTGCCACCCTGCCAATATGCACCAAGGCGCATGTTGGAAAATGTTTCAGCCGGATCAAAATCGTCAGCCTCCGGATCTCCAAAATTTGGCGCGGCCCCTGTGATCGATGCGGCCGCAAGCCGGTCCATGCTTGGGCTGGAATAGCTGCCAGTGTCTGGGCCAGTTGTGCCGGCGTGGTCGCGCACCCAGCGTTTGCTTAAATCCGCCTCGATCTGATCCAGTGCACCATTCACACCAGCGGCCGGCACACCTACCGGCAACGGGATGGCATAATCATCACCGGATCCACCCCAGGTACCGCGCACATCAAAGGTTTGCAGGCCGCCAACGGTCAGCTGACCATTTGCGTCCGCTTCGCCGCCTAGTGCGCGCTGTAGCGCCGTGGCAAAAACCTCTGTGTCAATTTCTGCAGGATCATCGGATGCGCCCGATTGAGCATACAATGCCTTGGCCGATGCCAGAATTTGCGGGGCAAGTTCGGGTTGCTCTAAAAACATGCCTTCGGTTTGCTTGCCGAATTCCGCGACGAATTTATTGTGCGTCGGGATCTGCACAGTTTTGGCGGCCAGTTTTTGGCTGCCGGCCATGATGTCGGAAACGGTGGCGGCCGGCGCGCCTTGCGCTGTCAGGTTGGTGGAATACACAAACGCGGCATCCGCCCCCATCCGCGCTGCCATTTTAGGCGCATCCTCGCCCATCGTGTTGGTCAGGATCGTTGCAAGGTTGGCGCGATCTTTTGGATCGGCATCGAGCGCCAAATGAGGCTTTATGGCTTCAAGATCGTCAGCATCAAACAGCTGAACCTGATCTGTATAGCCTTTTTCGACCATCCATTGTGCGTGGGTCAGACGTGCTTCTAGTCCGGCTGCAAAATCAGCCGGATTGTTTGGATCATATTCCGGCAAGTTTGGTGTGGGGATCCCCTGGGCACGGCCAGTTCCAACTGCATCCTTTTGCCAGGCATCGGCGCGCGCTGCGCGGGTTTCTTGCAGCACCTTCAGACGCTCGGCCTGAAATGGTTCAGATAGCTTTTTGCCACGCTCTGTTGTGATCAGCCCGTCCAGATCAGCGACGGTCATTTGATCAAAGCCTGGCTGCTCCTCGCGCAGTGAAATTGCGGCCATCGCCTCGGCGTGTTTTGGTCGGCCCAGCACCTCCGGGGAATTTAGCCAAGCCTCATCTACGGACGTGCGGCCCTCGCCAGCAATTGCGATAATATCATCCAGCTGGCCATCGATTTCCTTTTCGCGCGCCCGTGTTGCCTTTTCTTCAGCTGTCATGGCGGCTGTGGCCTGCCGGTCCAGCGCATTTTGCGCCTGGACTGCGTAGCGGGCCTTGGCTTCGCCCCCCAGATCGTCAAATTCGCCAGCATCAGCCAATTCCAGATATGCCTGTGGATCTGCATTAACCAACGAAATTGCGCTGGCGTTGCTCATATCGCCACGCAAGGCCAGTTTGCGCTTGGCGGCTGTGGCAGCATCAATCACGTTGTTGGCCACCAGTTCGTCAATCATCGCATCGCCACTGGCCAGCAATCCATCCCGGGTTTCCGGATCTGCATTCGCGCCGGCGTTTATAGCTTCGTGCTGGTATTCCACCCATGTGGCTTCGCGTTGTGAAAAGCGCCCCGCCATTGCCCGCTGTGCCATTGCAAAGCCGTGTCGCTGGGAAAGGTCATCAAAGGCCAAGCCAAACCGTTCATGATTTTTCGGGTCTACCCGCAACCGGCCTTCGTCATTCGCGCCTGTGAAATACTCATTTCGCAGGGCAGCGATGCGCTGACCCCATTGCTCCTCAATTTGATCCGGATCGCCAATCTGCTCGAACTCTAAACGCAAATCGTTCATGTCTTTGGTGAGATCTACCTGAAGGCGCTGCGCCTCCCGAGATAACCGATCGTTTTCAATCGCTGTGGCGGCCGCGGCGAGATTGTCACCCAGCTGGGCAAACTCGGCTCCAGCATTCGGCACGGCATGACCCGCGCGGGCGGCGCGACCTGCAGTTAAGCCAGCCTTGGGAACCGTTAAGCTCATGCCAGCAACTCCGGCCAAACATTAGGGGCATGTTTCAAAAATGAGCTGGCCCCCCCTGTGACACCGCCGATTAGTCTTTTAGTGCCATTTGCTTTGGTGATGCGCTGTTGGTGGGTCAGTTCTGTTTGTGTGGCGATACCCTCATGGCGAATGGCCTGGCTTTCAAAACTCATTTCGCGCGCGGCTTCTTGGCCCAGCAACACAACGGTTGGGCTGTCCAATGACACGCCACGACCAGCCATCTCGGCAAACTGTTTGCGGATCTCGGACTGAAACTGTTGGCGTGAGCGCTGGTCTTTGACCGCGGTTAACTCGGCTTCGGTCTGTTTTTGGGCCGCGATCTGCGCGGCCTGCTCTTTTGAGGCGTTGTACCCCGCAATGCCTGAATACAGAGAACCACCGATCGCGACGATCGTGCCGACTGTTTGCAGGGTCGTTGCCGCTGCTGCAGTTGCACCGGCTGCAGTTGCACCGCCTGCCCCAGCCAGTGCCGGTAATAGCCCTAATACACACATTAAGCGTTGGCCCCCTCGATTGGTGGAATAATTGCCAAAACCGTCATTGGCGCACCACCGCGTGGCGTAAACCGCAATGAGGTTTCTTGGGCAAAACCGGATACGTTGGATAGATCTGTTGTTCCGGAAAACGAGTTGACCAGATCCGCCGCCACCGGCAGATCGATCAATTCGTACGCGTGCCCAATGCGGGGTTCATCGTCAAAATCACGTTCAACTGCCGCAACTCTTCCAGCCGCTGTGCGATGCAAAACCAAGCCACCGCCCGCGTGCAGGCGTTCTGGCCGGCCGCGCGGATCACCGTCTTTGGCGACCGCCTGAATATCCAGCGTTTCGCAATGATGGGTCTCGTCAAAAAGCCCGATGACTGCGTGCCCGCAATCAACCCCCAGAACGATCTCGCCACCAGCTGGCACCGTGAGGGGGCCAAACTCGCCGCGATCGGTCCAGGCGTAAACATCTTGGCCAACCAAATGCGGCACCGAAAACGTATCGGTTTCCGGATCATTTACAAAAACTGATGATGCAAAGAAATGCACAGCCTCATGGATCGGTTGAACACCAATCAACGTGCCGTAGATCAGGGCTTGCTCCTCGACCATGCGCACGGTTGCACCATCGATTTCGCGGCGCACCACCATGGTCAGAATGTCGTTTCCACCGGTTGGCGAAGATGTCACCGACATAGTTTCCACAACGCCGCCGGCCAGCGAGCACACAGCCCAGCCCAGCACATCCTCTTTTGGATCATACAGCATCACAGCCAGATCACCGATGCCGCGCCGCAACCAAGCCAAGCGGCGTGGTGATGACTGCCAAACTATTCCGGCAAAGCCGCCGCCTTCGGGGCCGATATGGTCTGAAGGGGCCGACAACTCCAAAGGCGTGCCGCCATCTTCCTCAAAGGAGTACCGCAGTTCTGCAACCCGATTGCCGTCTTTGGTTATGAAAATTGGATAGCCGTAAGGTGCGATCGGGCGCGCGCCGGTCGATCCATCCGTTGATTCTGTTTCGGTGTCAAAGGTGGTTGGCCCGATGCGTTGCTTTACTTCAGTGGAAAACCCCCTGAACACTTCGCCAAGCGCGCCGATATAGATCCCCTTTCGGCCCCTCGCCAGCCAATTGATGCCGTTCTGGCTGTTTGTACCGCCAATCCCATAGGCAAAGGATCCGTCAGCCTCGGTGCTTGGCTCAAAATTGTCAAAGGCCCCCAGAGTGGACACCCAGATTGTGCGCGGGCTGGATGGGCTGGCGGCCGCGAAAAAGCTCTGATCATAAATTGATATGGTTTTGGGATACCCATGCCGACCTGACCAGGCGCTTTCGGCAAATCGATAAGTTGGATCATCAACGCAAGCCTGCGGCACAGATTTAATCACGGTGGCTGCGACCAAGTTGGCATTGGTAAATCCGGTGATCTCGACAATGCCCGACCCGTCAGAAACGTGTTTCCACTTTGCGCCGGTGGTTTTATCAACCAGCTGTGTGCCCTCGACGTGGACAGGCGCACTGACACCCGTACTCGCTCCAGCAACCAGTTGATAAACATTCACACCCACGCGCATCTGATCATTGATCGCCACCGCCGTGTTACTCGACCAAAGCGGGATGTTGGTGTAATCGACGGCCGTCATGCGCATTTGCACGCCAACGTGGCTGGCTTCAAATGGATCACCAACGCCTGCCAGATTGATCGCACCCGTCATGGCGGATGCCTGAATGGTGATTGCCTCATCCAGATTTTGGATGCGAAACGGTCCGGATTTGTAATGCGCCGGTGCTATCGTCCAGTTATCAAGCGCAAACCGCGATAGTTTCTGGATCGGGCCAGCGCCATCGGCGAGATAAATAACATCGGCCGATTGCTCCCATTGCAACTGATCCAACCGCGCTTCGGTGTAGGGTGAGGCCAACTCGTAAACCGTGCCAGGCATCCCTGTGACCTCGACCAGCTGGCCATAGCGCCAAACGCGGATCACTCCGTCTGTGAATTCCAAGGTCAGCGCGTCATTGACTGCAAATTCAAAATCCAGAAACCGCGCGCGGTTATTATCTTTGGTGTAGCCCCGAAACAATGTGCCCGGGGCGCGGGTGAAACCACCCTCGCGCATCGGCAAAAAACCCCGCATCGCGCGCACACCTGTTTGAAACCGTTGGTAATCATTGCGCGCATACAAAAACGGCGAAACCTCACCGCTGGAAAAAGCAACCTGGGGCGGGCGAAATTGGGTCATCGGGTCGCCTCGCTGGCCCAGTCACCCTGGCGCGGCTGCCCATCAAGGCGCGTGGCCGATGACATCCCGCGATTGTTCTTGCGGGCCTTTGCCATGAGATCTTCTAGCGCCGTGGTCAGGTCGGCCTTTTTGGTGCGGGTTTTTACCCATTTTGACATCAGCAAAACCGCCAGCTGGGCGGATACGGCCGTTTGAAATGTCGCGGGCAATTTTGCCTCGCCGGTGATCAATCGGGTGTAGCGGATGTCAACGCCAGCCCCCTGATCAAAGCGCAGCATATCCCCGTCCAATCGGTAATTCGCTGTCGCCGGCTTAACCAGTCGCAAGGCCACCGCCTCGCCTGGCATCATGGCCTGATAGGGCAGCTCATCATCGGCAATCTCATGCTCGGCCAGATCAGCTGGGGCCAGGTGCGCAAGGCGGCGCGCAAACGCCCAATCGTGGTCCTCTAGGCACATCCCCAGGGCAATCGGGTACTGCTCGCGGGATGCCTCGGCTTGCGGGCTGTCATCCGCAAAGGAGCTGATTGGCGATAGCTCCATCATCCGCCAGGCTTGGGCAACAATACTTGAAGCTGCGATTGGATCAGGCATAGGTTCAATTATCCAAAACGAAGGTGCATCGAGGCCGGATCAAACCAGCCTCGATGTAGATGCTTGGGGTTAGTGGTAGAGGTGGGCGAGCTGGTACGTCATGGTGCCGGCACCGGTTGCCCCAGCTGCAGCGCTGGCATAGATCCCGATATTGCCGCCAGGGTCTGACGCGATGCCCAGCACTTCCCAAAGACGTTTGGCGTGGTTGGTGTCACCGTTGGCGATCGGGGTGACGATCGCCTCGGTTGCCTTGGTCTGATTGACCAGCGCCGTTGGGTCGGTTTCTGTGCCGATCTGGATCTGGGCAAAACCCCAGGCATCCACCTTGAAAAAGGTTTCTTCAGCCAAAATGCAATCAGATGGTAGATCCATCAGATGATAGGTTGAAAGCGCACTGTCGGCGGCACCATTTGCAACATTGCCGTTTGCAAAGATCTTGCGTGCGGCAACCTCGACCGGATCGGGCTGGCGAACTGACGTGTCCAGATAGTCCGGCTTCAGGTTTGATTTTACTTCTACGACTGCCATGTGAGTGTCTCCTTATGGTCAGTGAATTGGGAAATTTAGAACGGCCGGATCAGGTCCGGCCGTTAAGGGATTAGGTTTCCACGCACTCGACAATGCGCACGCCACCATCTTGGTGGCGCACACAATCAAGCAGTGCATCCGTAAAGACGTAAGGCAGGTTTTTGCGCTCCGGGTTGTTCCAGATATGGCTCTGCAGATCTTGCCAGAAACCAGCGACAATGTTGGACTTGGACCAAAGTGGCACCAGGCGATTGCCTGTAGCGTTAACCGGCACCCGATTGCTGAACATCCAGGTGATGCCCAACAAGCTGGTTGGCCTGCCGCTTTTAATTTGATCAATATCAAACTGGTTCAGATTGACCTTTGTGGCCAATGCAAGGTTCAACAGGTCGGTCTTTTGCTTTGGAGAGATCAGCGAAAAAATTTCATCCTCGGTTTCAAGGCCGAAATTTTCCAGCTCCATCGCCTCGGTCGCCTCACGCAGCTTTTCCGTGTTTAAGCCTAGGCCGCCGTGCGCGATGGTATTGCCAGCCGGCAACGCCGATGCCGCCCCCGGGCGTTTGCCCTCGGTGGCGCGCCCCATAATACCGGTTCCGGTGACCGAAAATGTGCCGTTTGATTTCTTCTCAACGCCCAGAATGGTGTCGAAAATGCCGCGCTCAACCGCCGCAATACCTTTGCGCATTGTGTTGCTGGTCGGATCCATCATTTGCTTAAACGTGTCTTCTTTGAAGATCGTCTTGCCGTGCTCAACTGCATATTCCGGATAAACCAACCAACGCCGCGTGTTATCGGTGCCCAGTTCCGGATTACGCGTGTCGCGGGATTTCCCACGCACATAATCCTCTTCGCCCATCAGATCAGCCGTTGACATAGCTTCGCCTGTTGCGCTGACAATCGTAACAGCATTTCGCAACGGGTTTTGCAGCTGCTGCGCGACCATAACGGCATCGCCCGCATAGGCCAGTTTGTGGTGTTGTTCTACTTGAAGATCAAAGGACATTGGTGCCCCTCCTGTGAAAATTCATCAAAATTTGTGAGTTTTCGGAGGGGTCGCCCGGATATCCGGACCCGCACCTGTCGCTATCGGCGACTGATCGTCGGTACTATTCCCGAAGTCAAACGGACCCAAAAGTGCAGGGTCACCCGTTAGCAAGCACTTGATTCAGATGTTGGGCGTTATGTCAAGAAGTTTATACAACATATGCCCCGCATTTTTTCCACGCGGGGCATATCTAGTTGTTTTTGAGGGGCGTATTAGGCAGAGATTTTAGTAAGATTATCCATAATTGGTTTCAACCGGCTGATCTCGTTTTGATCTCTAGAATTCACCGCCTTGAACCATGCGCCATCTGGACTGCGCATCTGTTCCAACTCTGCGCGCGCCTCGGCGGGCGTTTTACCCAATTCCTTGGCACCTTGAAGGTGGCCAGCCAAACTGTCCTCGCCCATCATTGATGCAAGCTGCGACATGAACTTCCAAGTGTTGGCATCGCCACCTTTTTTGGCGATAGCATCGATCATGTTGAACTGCGCCTCTGCATCCATCCCAGCGGCTTCGGCCACAACACCCATCGCTTGGCGCGCCTCGGCCAGCTTAGCGTCTTTTTGGTCGCCCCAATCAACCTCAAGCGCCGTCATCATTTCCGCGTTGGCAGCCGCCAGGGCATCGTCAGCACCTTTATTTAAATCAAAGTTGTTTTGTGCAAACAACTCGACCAGACGGTTCAAACCTTTACCGCTGATACCCTCCTCATGTGCGATGTTGCGCGCCTTGCCTTCCAGTGCATCATCCCAGGGCATTTCCTTGGGCCAGAACTCTGGCTTATCGACCTCATATTTATCAGCCGCGTCAGGGATGCCCAGCATTTCGCCGTTTTCGCGTAGCCACTCGGAAACGTTCTGCCCCTCTTTGGGCTTGGTCAGCAAATCATTGGGGTTTGCCCCCAGGCGTTGCTTGGCTGATTTTTCCATATCGGTCAGCTTGGCGACCGCTTCCAGTGGATCATCAACCGTCAAACCCAAAGCGGTAAGTGATGTGCGCTGATCATCAGAAAACTTGTCACCTTCCCACCATTTGGCTGCACCTTCGCCAGCACCTTCACCACCGCCACCGCCACCGCCAGCACCTTCGCCACCGCCACCGCCACCGCCAGCACCTTCGCCACCGCCACCGCCACCGCCAGTACTGTCATCTGCAGCCCAGCAAATTTGCATCTTGAAAACATCATTAATGTTCATCGTTTCTCTCCATGAGTTGTTTCATTTCGTTGGGTGTCATTCCGCCTAGAGCGAGAATTTTTATTGCCAGTATCCGCGCGCCTTGTTCCCGCTCCGTCTTGTAGGGATCAACGGGATCAGGGGCGGCTTCGCCATTAACCTGGCGTTCAGCCGGCAGGGTCAATATCCCGCCAAGCCGGATTAAATCACTGGCCAGCTCAGGATCAGCGGCAAAGGCCCGCCGCCACCGTCGCGCCATATCGACAGTGGCGCTGGTTTGGCCAAAAAAGTACTGGATCAGGGGTGTTCGGCTGAAAATCACTGCACCATCCCCCCCATCGCTTCCAGCGCGCCTTCAGGTAATGCGCCTGCCGCCTGCGCCATATCCTTGGCCACACCGCCACCCGCCTGCAGCTGCTGCATTTGCGCAGCCTGCGCCTGCCGATCGGCTCGCCCTTGCGCAATTACATCCGCCTCTTCGCGCGATCGCAGGATCGATGCCGGCAAGGCAGGGCTGGCATCATGCATCGCCTCGGTCAGATCATCTGGCGAGATACGATCACCATATCTCGGATCCATCGCCACCAACGGGCCAAGATCGTTCAAAAAGCTGCGAATGGCCAAACCTTCACGCGCCTTCAGGGCTTGGGTCGCGGCGGATTGATAGCGCACCTGCAATGGCAAGCCTTCAGCTTCAGTTGGCGGTGGTGGGATTTGCCCAGCCCGCCACAGCATGGCAAAACGCCGCTCGACCTTGCGGGCGGCATATTCCTCCATGATGCGATCGGCATGTGGTGCCCAGTTGCGCAACCGCGCTTCTTCAATGATTTGGGTTTCCTCAGTGGTCATGCCGGTTCTGCCCTGCAGGCCCATGACCGAATACTGGAAAACCTCTTTGATTTCTTCCTGCACCTTGCGCTGTTCGGCCTCGGTCACATGGTAGTTGGCCCCGTTGTCCAAGTTTTGGACCATCGGCACGCCGCGCGAATTGACACCGCCGTGAATAACCTCGCCCGGGCGAAACACCCCATTGATCGGGATCGTGTCGCTATCTGGGGCCAGCTTGGTTGGATCAGCCCCATATTGCGCCGCACGGATCTGGGCATCCGTCAACAGGTTGTTCACCCGGGCACTGGGCAACGCAATCATTCCGCCGCCGGTGCCGTATTTCATACCGCTGTCAACATCCCAGCGCATCCAGTAAAACGGCATTTCCTCATAGCCCTTGACCCGCACCAGCGATTTTTCAACCTCACAGGCGGTATAGCTCAACCAGCGTTTGCCTTTTGGACCCAGTTTGCCCTTTTGAAAATCATAGTTCTTATGAACATGCTGGAAAAAATCAAACAGATCCGGTTTGCCATCAGCCGCATAGTCCTGCAGCGTTTTGGGCAGGGCGTCTTTGCCAAATTCCTGCATGGCTGCGCGCGCAGACAGGCGAAACTTGCGCACACCCTCGTCAACACGACCGTGGAAATCAATCCAGACAACGAATTCCGACAATGACAAGGTAACGTCGATGAATTTGCGGTTCATTGGGTCGATCTGGTCATATCCAACCGCATTGCCAAACGCCGAAACATCGGCATATGCCTGATAGCTGGATGGATAGAACCCCGACATCGAGGCGGAAAAGCTGTTCATCACCCGCCGATCCGCCAAATCGAGCCATTCCGCCATTGGCTTCCAAGTATTGAACTCCTTGTCTGGCGTTTGCAGGCCAGCCCACCGTGAGGATGGGTTGGTGATTGCCGAATATACCCCCGCCGCATGGCTGTTGTTGGCCATAATCGGCACGCTGGACAGGGGTTTCTCCAAAGTACGATCGGCAGAATTCCCCATCGTAAATCCACCACGTTGGGGCCGGATCAGGCCGGAAATATCCTCCCAATTCCGTTCAGACCGGGTGCGCTCTGGATCAGCCTTGCCCTCATCCCAGCGCGCAATCGCCGCCACCGCGCGATCGTCATTTTCCATAATCGGGGTCTGCTTCACGATGCCACCCCGCCCATTGTCGCTGTGGCGGCTGGAATGCCACTTGCACTCGTCAACACATTGGCGGCGGCACCTGCCCGTCTACGGCGCAAGCGCGCCTCAACATCCGCTTGCCGTGTGGCCTCGGTATTGTCAGTGGCCGCAACGCGGGCAGCTGACACCTTTGGGGTTTTAGCAAAGCACATTAGTGATCTCCTTTTAGATCAGGGTTTGTCCAGGCGAATTGGTTAAAACTTGCTGTGCCGTGGCCACCAAAGCCAGGCATATTACACTCGAAATCAAAGCCGATTGCCGTCAGAAACTTTGCAGCGGTCGGATGGCCCGCCCAGCTGCGCGCTTCAATGCGATGAATGCCAACTTCGGTGCAGAACGCGGGCATTTCGTGCTTTATGGCGATCGCAACATGGATCAGGGCGCGGCGATACTTAATATGATTGCAGGCCAGCATGGCCGCTTGTGCCACCCCCGCCTGCCCGGTGTTGCCCAGCACCAAAACGGCGAATGGGGCCCCACCATGTGCAGCATCCAGCGCCAAAATATGCGATAAGACCCCATGCGCTTGTGCGTTCCGCCAATCGGCAAACAGCGATAGGTGATCAGTGGCCACCCCGCGCGTCAGCTCGGCCTCGATCTTGTCGTGCGGATCAAGCGCACGAAACACCGCAAGGGACAGGTTGTTGTCATAGGGTCCTATCTGGATCATGACAGGACCATCGGGTGCGTGACCCCCAAAATAAATGCCACCAACGACACAAAGGGCGGGCCAACCATCAACAACATATGGGCCGTGACGCTAACTTGGCGCAATGAACTTGGGTCGGTGACAGACAAAGCTGCCATCACATATGTGATTAAAACGCCTGCAAACGCGACCAATAAACCAACGACAAAGCCGCCCGTCATCAATCCCAAGGCAAAGCAAACCAACGCACCGGCCGCATTCATCAAGATTAAGGTGGAAAACGTCATTGTGCCAAGTTCACGAACCACATTAACAGCCATCTGCTCGCTATCTGTGAGCTTCAACCCCGACATCACGTAGCACCCTTCACAAGGGCGCGACGGGCAGCATTGCCCCAGTTGATCAGGGCAGCATCCATACCGCCTTGGGCGCGCGCATCGATGCCGGCAAGTTTGATGTATGTGAACCCGTTTTCTCTGGTGGTGGCCTTCATGCCTTCCTCGGTTTCCAGTCGGTGCACCAGGTTGGTTTGGTTTCGGCCGCGATAGCGCCCGATCTCGTCAGCCAGCGATTGCAGCTTTTCCATATCAGGTTTTTTTGCCGTTTTTGGTTTGGGTGTTGCGGCAGTCTTTGCCGTTTTTGGTTTGGTCGCTGTGGTCGTTTTTGCCATTTTATCGATCTCCATAGGGGTTAAGGATGTCATATCCAGATTTCAGGCCACTTGGTTTTTGCCCTGGCATAGACGACCTGCGGTTGTGCCCCATTTGGGGTGATGATTTGCCAGGGAACGTGATGGGGCTAACACCGTCGCCACGTAGCTTGGACAGGGCCACATATTGCAGCGCGTCCATCACGTTGGCCTCGGTATAGCTTTTGTCGGGGATCTTGCGTTTGTCGCC